TTCATAGAGGTATTTCCAAACGACAATTCACAAAACGATTTACACTTGCTGACGAAGTAGTTGTAAACGCTGCCGAATTGAAAGATGGAATGCTTCGAGTTGAACTGGAGAAAATTGTTCCTGAGGAAAAGAAACCTCGTACAATTAAAATAAAATAAATTGTAAAATAATAGGGGGTGTTGCTTGACAATACCCCTTAAAAATGATATACTAAAGATAACAAAAAACATTGAAGGATTATATAATGAAACTAAACCAAAACACCCAAGACATTCTTAAAAACTTTTCTCTAATTAATACAAATATTTTAATTAAAGAAGGTACTGAATTATCTACAATCTCAACTATGAGAAACATATTTGCCAAAGCGACTATCACAGAGTCGTTTGAAAAAGAATTTGGCGTCTATGACCTTAATCAATTTTTATCAGTAGTATCAAGTTTAAATAAACCTGAACTAAATCTACAAGATAAGTTTATGACGATTGCTTCAGAAGGCAGTAAGTCAAAAGTAAAATACTTTTATTCTGACCCATCAGTAATTGTAGCACCCACTAAAGAAGTTAATATGCCAGAAGCAGATGTAACTTTTAATTTATCAGAATCAAATCTGAAAGAACTATTAAAGATGGCTGCTATTTTAGCAACACCTGACCTTGCATTAGTAGGAGAAAAAGGTGGTGATGTTGTATTAAAAGTATGTGATAAGAAAAATGATACATCAAATAATTTTGATATCGTTGTTGGAGAAAATGCAACAGCAGACTATACTTTCTATTTCAAAGTAGAAAATATGAAAATGATATCAGGTGATTATGATGTTTCAGTATCATCAAAGTCTATATCTCATTTCCAAAACACAAAATTACCTATTCAATACTGGATTGCTCTTGAGCCAGACAGTACTATCAGTAAGTAATTTTAATTTATAATATGAACGGAGTGAATTATGAGAACAGACTTTTTATGGGTCGAGCAATATCGACCAAAGACTATAGATGATTGTATATTACCAACATCATTAAAAACATTATTTTCATCCTTTATTAAAAAGGGTGAATTAACAAATCTATTATTATCAGGTACACCAGGCATTGGTAAGACCACAGTTGCGAAAGCAATTTGCGAACAATTAAATTGTGATTGGATTATGATTAATGGTTCCGAAGAAGGTGGCATTGATGTATTACGAAACAAGATTAAGAACTTTGCTTCTACTGTATCACTATCTGGTGGTAAAAAAGTAGTCATAATAGATGAGGCAGATTATCTAAATCCACAATCTACACAACCTGCATTAAGAGGTTTCGTTGAGGAGTTTCATGCGAATTGTAGATTTATTCTTACTTGTAATTTCAAGAACAGAATTATAGAACCTTTACATAGTAGATTTTCAAATATAGAATTTAAAATTAATCCTAAAGATAAACCTAGATTAGCAAGTAAATTATTTGAGAGAGCAGTATTTATTCTTAAAGAACAAAATATTGACTATGAAGAAAAGGTCCTTGCAGAATTAATCAAGAAACATTTCCCAGACTTTAGAAAACTCATTAATGAATTACAAAGATATTCAGTAAGTGGTTCTATTGATGCTGGTATTCTTGTTAATATAAGTAACGAAAATCTCAAAACCTTAATGACACATATTAAAGGTAAAGAGTTTGGTGATATGAGAAAGTGGGTTGTGAATAATTTAGATAATGATCCTGTTAGAATTTTTAGATCCATATATGATAATCTTTATGAAACGCTACAACCAGAAACTATACCTCATGCTGTTTTAATTCTTGCTGATTATCAATATAAATCAGCCTTTGTTGCAGACCAAGAGATTAATTTTGTGGCGTGTTTAACTGAACTTATGTCCCAAGTTAAATTTAAATAATGGCTTACGATTTATTTAAAGATTATCTTCCTGCAATAAATTATACTAAAAAGAATCTTATGGATTCTGATGACCCTATGTGGGAGAAGAAGTATCCTGCTTTTATGGTCAATAAGATATTGTCTGGTTTTTCAGATACGATAATGCTTGCCAATGAAATGAATCGTAATCATTTTGTTGATAGAGATATGCAATTTCAATTTCTACTAAATAGTATAAAGGCAAAGAAAAGGTTTACTCCTTTTTTAAGGTCTGAGCGAATAGAAGATATTGAGTGTGTAAAAGAGTATTATGGTTATAACATGGATAAGGCTAGGACTGCTCTTAAAATACTCACTAAAGAACAATTGAAATTAATTAAACAAAGATTATTCAAAGGTGGGACAAAATGAATGAATTAGATAATAGTTGGCATCCAGAAAAGATGCTCGAAGTACAGTTAAAAGAACCAGATGACTTTCTAAAAGTTAGAGAAACATTAACAAGAATTGGAGTTGCATCAAGAAAAGATAAAAAGTTATTCCAGTCTTGTCATATACTACACAAACAAGGTAGATATTTCATAGTACATTTTAAAGAGTTATTTGCATTAGATGGTAAGGTAGCTAACTTTTCTGAGAATGATACTGAACGAAGAAATACTATCGCTCAGTTATTAGGAGATTGGGGATTGGTTGCTATATTAAATAAAGAGATTGCAGAAAAGAAAGCACCTCTATCACAGATTAAAGTTTTATCATTTAAAGAAAAAGGTGAATGGGACTTACAAGCAAAGTATAACATAGGTAAAAAAGTAGAAGATGAGAGCACCGAAGTTTAAAGAATTTATATCTGAAGCCAAAAGTAATAATAAGTACAAAGTGCTTGTTGTTTCTGCTGAACCAGAATCTGCTAATCAAAAACTATTTCGTACTGCTAGAAGAATTGTGGAAGAATGTGAAAAGGCAGGTCATAAAGTTTATGTAGTGAAAGTTGAAGGCGCTTTTATTGATTACAATGATGGTATATATAAAATATTTAACGAAGGTGATGAAAAAGGATTTGAAATAAATCGTTCAGACACCATAGCAATTGTTCGTGGCTCGGTTAGATTGAAAAAAAGTTATTTGGATTTAGTATCTAGACTTGAGAAAACTGGTATCTGTATGGTTAATAGTAGAGATACAATAGAAATATCATCTGATAAGTATAGGTCTTATGTTAAGTTAATGGACTTTGGATTAACACAACCTAAAACAGCACTTATACCTAATGAAGATAACTGGAGAAAAGCATTTGAAAGTTTAGAAACAACCTATCCTATTATTATGAAAACACTAGAAGGCTCAAAGGGCGTTGGTGTTTTGTTTATAGAATCTGAAAGACAAATAGAATCCTTAATACAATTACTTTATAGTCAAAACGAAGATATAGATTTATTAATTCAAGAATATATTAAAACTGATGGAGATATTAGAGTTATAGTTTTGGGTGGTAAGATTATTGCTTCTATGAAAAGGGCAGTTGTTGAAGGTGACTTTAGGTCTAATGTTTCTCAAGGCGCTGAAGTTAAAGAGTATGAATTATCAGAATTAGAAATTGAACAATGTCTATTAACCTCAAAAGCAATTGACGGCTCTTGGACTGCTGTAGATTTTATTCCTTCAAAGAATCCAAAAAAAGATCCACCTTACATATTAGAAGTAAATCATTCACCAGGTACTGAGGGTATTGAAAAAGCAACAAAAAAAAATATTGTTAAGTTGATTGTTGAGCATTTTTCTAATAAACAAAATAGGTATTCTACTCCAACTCAATGCGGATATTTAGAAACTGTATCAATCAAACCGTGGGGTGATATGGTAGCAAAATTTGACACAGGTAATTCTGTATATTCAGTTATTCATGGAGAAGATATAAAAATTTCAGGCGATAAAGTTTCATTTACTCTAATGGGTAAAAGAAAAACTTTTCCATTAGAAAAAACCTATAATGTTAAAGTAGGTTCAATTAGAAGGCATAACGAAGAGCGACCAGTTATAAAACTTGATATAGAGTTTGCTGGTAGTTTATATAGAGAAGAATTATTTGGCATTGATGATAGAACAGAAATGGGCACAGAGGTTCTTTTAACAAGGAGAATAATGTCTGATATGAATGTGCTGGTAAACCCAGCAAGAAAATATGTGGTTACAACAAAATATAGTTTAGACTAGACGCTTTACAAACTAACTAAAATGTGTTATAATATAATATGAAAAGGAGTGAACATGGCAAGAAATCATCAGACAGAAAACCCACTATTTAAAGCATTA